GCTTATCTACCGGACCCCACTTAAATACACCGCCAATAGCAGCGTCAGTAGTGGCAACGGCAGGGATTACAGTGGTCAGATCGATCTCTGTAACATTAACGCCTGGGCTTAATTGAAAAGGCATATTTTTGTTCTCCCTAAATTATTTTAATTATGTAAGATCGTACTTTTATTTATAATAACCGATATTTCAAAGTAACCAACTATAGTCATTACCCCTAGCGGTGACCGGTTTAGGGTCCTCGAATTCGTTCTGACCGTCATCTATCATTCCAAATGGTACCAATTCACTGAACACTTTTTCCTCATTCATTTCTTTGAGGTTGATAACCGTATTTATATCGGTGAGTTCTTTGAAAAATCTCTGATTAGAAAGCCAACCGAAGAGTACCAAACACATCATCAAATCGTCATGATTACCTGGTTCTGCTTCGTATGATGTTCCCTTCTGACTAAAAGTCGACATCTCTCTAATAGTTTCGAAATCATTAATGATCAATTGATTCTGTTCAACCAACAGTTTGATCATAGAACAACCAATTGACTTGACAGACTTTGTAGTACGTATACCTTTATCTGCCTTACCATTAAATCCTGCTACACCAGATAATAGGCGCTTACCTTCTCGCCCGTTATTTTCAGTAAGCAACATATTTTCATATTCATATTCTTCAAAAATGATACCAGCTACTTGTTCTCCTATATCATTGACTTCAACGAGTATATTAGCATCGTTAAAATACTTTGCGGCAGCGTGTACAGCGGCAGCATAATCGACTGGTGTGATCATATTATTACGATATGCACCAACCTGTACGTATGGCATCTGTGAGATGTCGATGACTTGGAAAGCTGAGTAGTCTAAACCTTTGCCTCTGCTCACATCGACTACTATTACATAGTTGCCTTCTGTCTTTGGTTCTTCGTATACTACAATGCCGCCTACTTCTTTTACGGCCTCTTTATATACAAGTTGCTTGAGCTTCCAACCAGCAATCAATGTGCCTGACGAGCCGAGGAATTCGCATTCCATTTCCTGAGCAAACTTCTCAGTATCAAAATCCATTGCTGCGAGTGTTTCATCGTACCATTTTTGATCACGACCTGGTACATCAGTCCACATGACTTGAACAAACTCATAACCGTTTTTACCCGCCTTCGCTCCTTCGCACGTCTTATAGAAGTGATTTAGACCGTTCGGTGTCGATGTGAGTAGAATTTTGGTTGACGTACCAGAAGAAATTGTAGGAAAGACCGAAGCAAAAAATTCGTCCCAGTTTTCTACGAAAGCTGTCTCGTCGATATACAGAAAAGATACTGATTTACCTCGTATTGCGGATGATGAAGTGGCTGCTGCAATGATCTTTGATCCGTTTTCAAATTCTACGGATCCTTTGTTCCATTCGATGACACCTTGTTGCAACCACTTAGGAAGAGCTTCATAAGCCGTCTTGATACGATCCAATATTTCTCTTGCAGCGTCTCCTTTATTTGCGAGAAGAGCGACAAGCTTATGATCGTTAAAAAGAATGTAATGAAGTATAAGACAGACAGCAGTCGTTGTCTTACCCGCTTGGCGGCTTGTAACCACACATACTCGTCGGTTATTTGTGGTTTTTTCGATGATTTCTTTTTGATAGTCATAGCATGTAATCGGTATGAGTCCGTGGTCAACGTGTACGATCTGTATATACTTCTCAGCAAAATATATTGGATCTTTAGCACACTTCACGAATTCTTGGACCATCTCTTCGGTCCACTCGATCGTTACGCCTTTTCTTTTAAGATTGACATTACCGAGATACGAACGGTAGTCAATAATATCCTGAATATCAGTCGCCATCTTTATTCATCAACTTTAGAAGCTCACTTGTTGAGCCCACAAAAAGATTGTTGTTGACTGTTTCCTTCTTGTCTTCTGGTTTCTCCCCGGTGAGCTTTTGTTTTTTCTCATGCATGCCTAATAGATCATTGTTCATATCGCCCATCGTCTTAATCATCGTAGCGAGTACTTCGTATGCTCGTGGATGTTGTGATTGATCTGCTACAGCAAGTAATTCGTCGATAGCGCTATGTCCTTTCTCAATCAGATCATAGAAATTTTGTCGGACATATTTGGTATCGTTCTCTACTTCTTTATCAGTTTCATGTAGAGATGGACGATATGTAGTAGGTAATGGCTTATCATCATCGATTTCAATAATCGTTGTTGATTTGACATCTAAAATGTCATCGAGTTGTGCATTATCTTTCATGTCTTTATCCTTCACTGATCCGGCCATGGATCATCTATAGTAACAGCAAGTCCGAAGTCTGAGTTAGCTGCAATTTGATCGGCATCAAGTGATACAAGATCAGGAGCCGAAATAGTCACTGTAGGTGTGCTCGTATAACCTGTGCCGCCGCTAGTAATAAGTATTTCAGATACAGAATCTGAATTATCAATAACAGCTGTTGCTGTTGCGTTTGCTCCGCCTCCGCCCGAAATAGTAACAGTTGCTGCGCTATATCCGACACCATCATTAGTAAGAGATATAGCAGTCACAGCGCCATCTGTAATTGTTGCGACAGCTGTTGCTTGTTCACTATTTAAACTAGTATATATTGTCGGTGTATTATTAGCTAATAATCCCGGTTGATTTACGATTCTAGCTGCAACATCAAGATCAGGATCTAATCCATCTGGCGCGAGAGTAATATCATCGTATAATGTAGCATCGAAAATTTGTGTATTAGCTAGATTGATTATCTCTTGCTTATAAACAGGTCCGAAGAACACACCTTTCATTGTAAAATCTAACTGCCATATCAGTGCTCTTCTCTCTTCGAATGAGCCTTCATATACATCGTCTTGATTGACTGCAGTTAAAACTAATGGGATATCGAGTTTAATATCGATAGGTGCATCGTCGACGAGTTGAATAGTCGATGTCCACTCAGGTGTAAAGAATGGTAAAATCTGTTCGATGATTCGTGTGCCGTCTGTTGTATTCTTTACGAAAATAGAAAGTGAAAAATTAATGTCATACGGGACCGGATTGTAGACATGTTTCTTTTTAGTATTGTCATCGGTAACAGTAGTAACGAAGCTATTACGTGTAGGCAGTTTTCTTTCTGGAGCATAATTGAATCCTGTAATCTCGAATCCCATTCTCGGCAAAACGATAGAGAATGGATTTTCTTGTGGATCTCTGTTACTATCGATACCATCAATACGAGCCAAGAATTTTTCTCTTGGTCCATACGAAAGTGGTACCTTTAGTGACTGCTTAACATTACCTGAATTATCAGGGCGATTGATCCAAATATCATTAAAGAGTGTGCCAAAAAGTATGACATACTTTCTTAATGTATCGTGGTAAAAAGTTCTTCCAAACATTAGTATCGCCCGTCGTCGCTAAATGGATCTGCTTCTGAGAAGTCGATGAATCCATCAGCCAAAGTTTCGAATGTACCGCCATCATTAAACACGTCATCTGGTTGCCAATCAGTTACTACACCCAGAGGCCTACCAGTATTTGCATCTATGATTACATTATTGTTTGCATCATATGTAACACCATCATCAGCATCTGCTACGACAGTATATTTCGCTTCGAGTGAATCAATTGCATCAACACCAGTATTTAAATCTTCGCCGCTATATTCGAACTGTTCACAGATCAAATCATAACACTGCAACGCACCCATCTGATAGAAGACGGGAGCTTCGTGTTCTGCAAACTTGATTTGATATATTTTTTCAGTAAGAGGGAAGTAAATGATATCACCTTCTTTCGGCCGCGGTGAATCTTCGTAATCACCGATGACCTCATTATATCTCTTATTGGCAACTGTAAATGTAATCTGATCTCGTATTTGGATATTAAATCGCGATAGGAAATCACCTTCTCCTTCAAATCCTTCAACATTTTTGATGTACATCTCAATTTGATATGAATCATTATATTGTGAAAGGGCATCAGAATTAAAGACATTATCGCGCGCCACGACTGTACGCGGACAGAACCAAACATCGTGTCCATATATTTTAATAGACTCGATAATCAGATCTTCGATAAGATTCTGTTCAGGCGAGTTATAAAAATTATCAAAATATGGGTTTGTAGCCATGTACAATTCCTAGTTTTACAGTATAATTAGCTAGTGCTAACCAATCATATCCATTACAGGCAGACTGTAGTTGCTGATCATCTCTTCTTCTAGTTTAGTGATTTCTGCCTGCGCTTCGTCGTAGATTTGTCTACCGTTAAACGTCACACCACCAGGTAATTGAAGTCCTTCGAATTTTGTAAGGTTTGTGCCCCATTGTCGTTTGATTAATTGCGAAGTATAATATTGTAGCCATCTATCCGCCCATACATCCGTATATGTTGCTGGATCTACAAGTTCATAAGCTTCGACGAGTAAATATTGACCTACTTCTAAATCGCCTGCAGTTTCGTCAATGTGTAATCGATTACGATGACGATTATATCTAATCTGTGGCTTGCCGACAAGTAGTTCTTGTACTAATGCAAGATGTTCCATTGTCATGTAGTAATCAATCAATGCAACATTTGTCAGCGTGTACAAATCGTTTAGCGCGATTTGATACCGGATATTAAAGATATCACCAGACGATGTATTTGGATCACCAATCGGAAAAAGCTTTACAGCACCTATAATATTTTCAGGCAAATCGATATACTTGTTTGATACAGTATTAGCATCGATCTCATGTTTATAATATATTTTTTCTGTACCGTCAAAGTGGTAGTCCCAGTAAAAACGCAGTGCTTGGTCGATACGATCATCGACCTGTGTATCGTCAACGTTTATTTCTATAACTGGCTTGCCAAGAGATCGGAGGCAATACTCCTTAAATTCATCTCTCGTTGTTGGAACTGCCATTTGTTTTCTCCGTATTTCGTTATTTTATTTATGCAACCTTAGTATAGATCCTGCCAGCTTCACCGAATATGTCTGGTTTTATTTTAACTGTAATATCTGGTGGATCTTTAGCGACAGCTACAATATCTGTCTCTTCGTATAGTTTTATTTCGATATTGGGTTGTTCGACAACCATGCTTATTATATTTACTTCTGGCTTAATTTTAACATTGATATCAACAGCAATTCGTTCACTATTAAACGTTTGACCAATGCCATTTATTCTTGCACTATTATCAAGATCACGTACAACACCAGTTATCAGTTTAACAGTTCTAGTACCAGAACCAGATGCAGAAGACGTCTGACTAATATTTGTAGTGATAGTAATGGTTCTTGTACCAACACCACTTGTAGAACCTGGTACACTTTGTGGAAGCGCAGCGGCCTTTGAAGTAATTATACGCTCAAATCTACCATCAACTCTTGAACCGCTAGCTTGCGGTATATTATCGGCAGTTTGTGTAATTGTCCTTTCGACGACACCGAGTACACTTGGTGTACCTTGTAGATTTGCAGATTTAGATATAACTGTACGCTTACCTGTACCTGCAGCCTCAGAATTCTGTAATTCGTCTTCAATAGCATGAGATACTGAAATAGAGCCTTGCATAGAAGCATGATATTGACAGACATAATATAATGTGCTGGGCGCGTTATCAGGAACAACGAAGGTTATAGTACCATTATCGGTTCCATTATTTGTTACACCATCGTTATATGAGTCAGCTGACCCAGTCGTCTGCGTAGTTTTGATCCAGAATGGATGACCGGGGGCACTTACATTAATGGTATAAGTAGATCCTCTATAGAAAGATAATGTAGGATTGCCACCAGTCCCGTCAATTACATATTCACCAGATCCATTGTTTTGCACAGAATATGTGACTGATTCTGATGTTTCACCAAACCCAATAGTTCCGGTGGCAATAATACGCCTCGTACCATCACCAAGTACAGAATTACCAGCAACAAGATCACCGAAGCCACTAACAGTTGTAATCTCGCGTTCAACTACACCGTCTGTTCTTGCACCAACAGCAACAAGATCACCGTTAGTAGATTTGACTTCACGCTTACCAGAACCAGTAGTAGAAGCACCGTATGCAACGAGGCCATCAAGTACAACTAGCTCACGTTCACCAATACCAGATGTAGAACCTGGAATCGACTGCGGCAAGTCAGTAAATGTACTTGTAATGATACGTTCGACAGGAATCGGGCTTTGTACTGTAGAAGTTGTAGCGACGACATCAGTACTAGTTGAAACGACAGTTCGTTTACCAACACCACTACCAGCCGCATTTCTCGGATGCACACCATTGACAAGAACAACACTTCGTATACCACTACCCGCAGTTGAACCTCCATATGGAGTTACATTATCATTAACTACAAGCTCGCGCTCTGCAATACCTGATATTGAACCTGGTACAGATTGTGGTAAATCAGTAAATGTGCTAGTAATAATACGTTCGACTGGTACTGGACTTTGGACCGATGCAGTTGTTGCAACAACATCTGTGCTAGTCGATACAATAGTTCTAAGACCAACACCGCTCGTCGAACCATTTTGTGGCAATACACCAGTAGTCAGTTCTACTGTTCGTATGCCAGAACCTGCAGTTGAAGAACCATAAGCGACGAGACCATCAAATACTACGAGTTCACGTTCAGCAATACCACTAATTGAGCCAGGAACTGATTGTGGTAAATCAGTAAATGTACTTGTAATGATACGTTCAGGGAAACTAGATACAGATGAAACTGTCGATACAAGTGATGTAGATTCAGATACAACAGTTCGAATACCAGAACCAGAAGTCGATGCTGCTGTAATAAGATTTGCAGATACAGCAGGAATTCTACGTGTACCATCACCAACTACTGCATCATCCGCTACGAGATCACCAAATCCTGTAATCGATGTAATTCGTCTTATACCTACACCGCTGACACTCGGTATAGTTGTAGTAGTATCGCCACTACCAGGTATAATTCTTTCGGCAATACCAGTAGTAGTTGCCGAAGTAGTTAGATTTGTTGATGTCGATACTATTGTTCGCTCAGCAATACCGCTAGTCGAAGCTGAAGTTACTAATCCAGTTGATGTTGATACGACTGTTCTAATACCGCTGCCGTTTGTGCTAGCACCAACAGCTACGAGCGAATCAGTTCCGACAACTTCTCGTTCACCAGTACCGACGGTAGAATTACCAGCAACAAGATCACCAAATCCGGATATAGATGTTATAGTTCTTTCACCTACACCTGTCACGGATGCTGACGTCACTAAACTCGTCGATGTCGATACAATAGTTCGTTCTGCAATACCTGCAGTTGAAGCTGTTGTGACTAAACCTGCCGATGTAGAAACAACAGTTCGAATACCGCTACCACTCGTACTAGCGCCAACAGCGACAAGCGAGTCTGTGCCCGGAACTTGACGTTCACTAATACCTGATACACTACTATTATTTTGTGGTAGAGTTGTAGATGTACTCTTAACAATTCTTTCAGCAACACCAGCTGTACTAGAATTAATCGCTATGAGAGATGTAGATGTAGATACGATCGTTCTTTCAGCAATACCACTAGTGCTAGAATTAACAGCAACTACATTTGCTGATGTAACAACTTTACGTGTAGCATCACCAAGAACTGAATTACCAGATACAAGATCTCCTGTACCTGTAGCAATAATTGTTCTTGTACCTGCGCCTGTTACAGTTGCAGATGTGGTAAGATTTGCCGACGTAGATACAACTGTTCGTTCGCCAACACCTGCAGTACTACCATTTGAAACAGCAAGAGAAATAGATGTTGTAATTTCTCTTTCAGCAGTACCTGAAACTACAGATCCGACAGCAACAAGCGAGCCTGTGCTAGTAAGCTCACGTTCGAGTGTAGAGGATATTAATGAATTGGCAGATACAAGAGAAGTAGATGTCGATACTATTGTACGTTCAGCGACACCACTTACAGAGCTATTAACTGCTACAAGACCGGCAGATGTAACAACCTTACGTGTTGCATCTCCTAGTACGGAATTGCCAGATACGAGATCACCCGTACCCGTTGCGATGATTGTTCTTTCGCCGACACCAGATGTAGAACCATCTGTAGAAGTAAGAGATACGCTACTTGTAATTACACGTTCTGCAATACCAGTAACTGCAGTACCGGCACAGACAACGGTACCAGTTCCGGGTAGTTGTCTTTCTGGAGATGTGGTAACTGAGCAATCGTCAGCTACGAGATTTGTATTAACACTGAATACTGTTCTAGCACTAGAGCCAGATACAGCACTATTAGTAATACCAAGAACACCAGCAGTGACTTCTTCGTATTTAATTACATAGGCGATATCTACGTAATTATTACTGCCAGGTGGTGTTCCATCAACTACATAAACTATTCTAGCCATAAATCACCCGCATAACAAAGGGCAGAATAAACCTGCCCTTGTATGTTAGATCTCTTTGGCCGGAAACGAGGTAACGGTCAAAGACTTCGTTACCCAAAACCATTGTTAATTAATTCGGCGCAGTATAAGTCAGAGAGCTGACAGAGATTGTATCACCAGTACCGATGTTCACAGACGAAAGCTGAATTGAACCCGTTCCGGTGTCGTCATCAGTAACGTCACCAGTAAAGATTGTATTGCCATTCGAATCTTGTACTTCGAAGTACGTTACTGTTGATGAGTCACCAGATGACCAACCATTTCCAGGTGCCAATGTGTTAGTATCAGCTGTGATAGCAGCGGCCGTCGCGACTCCATTTGCTGAAGCACCAAATGCAGTACTACTAAAAGTCAATTCTGCAATAACAGCATTTCCTCCAGCATGTACAGTACCTGTATCATAAAAAATAAGTTTTCCTGCTGCGCCGCCTGCGTCAATACGATCGACAACGGTATCAGCTATTAGATTCCGGACGTCGTCTGGATGTTCTAGTGTTGCCATTAGCACTTTCTCCTTGAGTTTCTTTTTTTGAATCTTTCGATGTCAATCTTAATTTTTGTATGGTACCATCTGCGCGTTTAATTTCTATAACACCAGATATACCAGATTTATGTTCATCGTCTTTCATATCTATCCATTATTTATAATAGTTTGATTTTAAGCTATTGCCAGCCACCTTCTGGTCCAACTCTAAATAAATCCCCTTCGCCTGGAATACCACTTTGCGCATCCCACCAAATATGCTGAGGACCAGGAAAGTTTACTAAATTCATAACGTCTGGTCGATAGTTTTCTGGCCAAACAATATCATACGAATCTAAATCGTCCCGACCATTCCATTGTACCTCTACTTTTGGCAGGGTATAATCGTGCATCTTTCCTTCATTGTCATATTGTTCATATTTATTTCCTAATTTTCGCAGCCATTCTTCCCATCCTCTATTACCAACTCTATTTTGAGCGTCAGCACATATACCTTCAACTCGAGTATCGTATACGTAAGTTGGATAACGATCAGTTAAAATCTTCATTGATAGATTACCTTGTACGTGCTCATGTTTGAGAATAAAATATTGCAGTGTATCTTCACCAATCTTATGAGCATTATCAAATCGATGTGCTGCCGCGGCTTTAGAATAAAATACTACACGACAATGTGATTCCCAATTATTGATATAACGATATGCATACTGCGCCCATTTTGTGTGAGCTTGAGATAATTGTACAGCAAAATCATTTCCTTCAGGCGTTGGAATAAGGTTGCCATTAATTGCCTTCTGCCAAAAATCTTGTTTTAAAATAAAACAACGACAAGGAAATCCATGTATTTGATCATGGTCAAACTGATCGCTTGAGCCTACTCGAGGATTATAGTGATGTGGATTTAAATATCCCCAATCTGCATATATTCCATATTGATATTCGATCGCGACAACATCGGGACATGTATTTGATTGCGCTAATTGTTTATATGTCCATACACCATGCGGTGTAATAAAATCGTCACCATCTACTAACACCATATAATCATTGTCTGATGATGTGAATATGTCTAAAACGCTGTTTTTACCTGTAGCTGGTGTGCCGTCAGATGTTGTAACTGAATATGCGATATTAGCACTTGTTGCATAGTCTATAGCGGAATTGACGTATGCTTCATCAGTACTATTAAAGACGAAGTGAATATCTTCTTTTGGAATGGTCTGCTCGTGTCTTTTTGTAGCCTTTAGATTAGAACTACAAAGCACATAGAATTTAACACTCATATCAATCTATCGGTTGTACTGGCCAAGAGACCGATGAGGGAAACGTATTTTGATTTGGAATATCTCGTAACGCTTGTCTATACGCAATCATTTCATCAGTCATTGTCCGGTCAGAGAATCCCCAATTATCAGTCAAACGTAGTAAATCATTTCTCTTTTTTCGTATATCTAATGCTAGTTCATTATTAGTTTTATCTGTTACTGTCCAACCATGAGTAACTGTAGTTTCTGTCTCAGTAATATTTTCTTCGATAGTTTGCGTAGCAAAATCGTACGAAGGCGCATCTACAAAAACATGATCTTTTGTTTGACCAGTTGTAGTATCGAGTACAAACGTATCTGCTTCCATTTTTGCCCAATATCTTTCTGCTTGCACCACTTGATCAGTTGCTGCTTCGTGACAGTCATTTGCAGTAAATCCATCTTGCAAACCAATCTGAGCAAAAAAATCTGGTTTATCAGTTTTAGAATACTTAACTTGTATTCTGTTGTTGATAGCATCAGCTTCTAAAATTTCGTAATTGACCATTATAATATCCTAAGAGAAATCGAAATACATTGTTCGACCATTTAAATGAGCATCAGTAAATAAATTGTATATCGCTTCTATAGTCGAAGCGTTAGCGGAACCATGATTATATGAACCGCCATTAGTGACACCCGCGAATACCCATCTATAAGATCCACTAATTTGTGGATTACTATCGCCAGCATTTAGTTGTTGAAAAGCACCCGCACTTGTTCTGTTAACGGTATACTTAGTATTTGTATTTGCTGAACTATATACTTGCACGCTTGTCCATCCACCATTACTCGATCTACTTGTTGCTATTTCGAAGTGATAATCGCCATTATAATAATTGGTTGCGTAAATAGTATGTATAGTACCACTTGTAATTATTCCCGTAGTAGCAGAGATAGAACCAAATGATGTTGCTGTTGTAGAACCTTCGTAGTGGTAATAATTACCCTTGCCACTGCCCGCATAACCATAACGCGATGGACCATAACCATCATTTGATCTGCCAACAGATGTAATTCTCGTTTGAGCTACAGCACTTTTGCCATGAAAATCACTATAGCAAATTTGACCAGACGACTTTTGGGCTAATGCTCGAGCATCTGCATCATTTAAACATAACTGTGCGCCTGCTGATTTACCTAATTCAACGTTAATATCCGATGCACATAATTGTCCAGATGATGGAAGTGCCATTATGGTGTATTCGCTACTTGCTCGTCATCGTTTGTTGGTGCTACAAGAGTGCCCATGATAATTTTATTTTGTACACCCATTGCAACTTCGCCAACACGAATTTCAGTAGCATCGGCATCGTATTCACCATTTGCAGTAAATACAGCATTCACCTCGCGTACATGTATCCACTCACCATTATTAAATGTGACGGTAACAGTTTGAACCGCGCCAGCAGGTTCAGTATATGTCCACGTTAAACTCATTTTATTTTCTCCTTTAATTCTTCAATTTGTTTCTGTTGCTCTTTAATGGCTTCTATTAATAGAGGTACCATTTTAGCATAGTCTACAGTTAAATAATTTTCACCAGATTTTGACGTTATTATTCCATCATGTTCGCCTGTTTCGTAATCAACTGGTGCAAGTTCTACGGCTTCTGGTAATACTGCTTGTACTTTTTGAGCTGATACACCAACTTGTTGCTTATCATTATTATAGCCTAATTCTTTAGCTAACTCATTTTCTACATAATAGAATCCGTCAAGTGATAAAACTTTATCTAATGCATTATCTATATGTCCTGTAATTGTCTTCAGACGTTCATCTGAATAGTACGCGCAAATATTAGCAGATGTAGCAATAGTATTCGTAGCATATATAGCTTTACCGTTATATGCACGAATCCATGAAGTGTCGGTCATATTCCAACCACCGCCGTATGATTGGAAATATAATCCGCTAGTGCTTTCTGCTCTAAACCAATCATTTGCATAGAATTGGCCGCCATAAATTCTGCCATTCGCTTGAGTACGAACAACTCTATTTGCTTGATTATTTCTATCGGTGGTAGTAAGATGATAACCGTCAAGCAAATCGGCATCGAGTCCAGAACCAGAACCGTCATTAGAATCGTGCCATATTTTACGCCAGCTTGTAAACGATCCAGCGCTACATCTTCTCCACCAAGGCCCAGAATCTTGATTATATTGAGCTGCCATTTGCCAGCCGTACGCATTGCCAGTATTTCCTGAGATGCTACCAACAGTATAATGTAAAGCATTAAAACCATGAATATGACTAGTACCTGACGGATAATTTGAACCAGACCAAATATCAAAAAATCCTGATCCAGCATGGAATGTCTGATTAGCATTGTAACCATTTTTTCCGAATGAACCTACCCAATAATTTGAATCAGTTGTATAATCTACTGACCGAGAGAAATCATTTTTGTAACTTTCTCCAATTTGTACTTTAAAATCCTTTACAGTTAAATAACGTAGGTAGGCGTCATATGATGCAGTAATTCTGGTCAATCTGTTTGCTGTTCCTGACGATCCTGATACAGAATTGATCCAACCTGCATGAATATAGCCATTTGCCTGTGTGCGTACGACGGCGTTTGCTTGATTATTCGTTGTCGAAGAATTTAATTGCAAGCCATCGAGTGTATCCGCATCAAGACCAGAACCTGAACCGTCGTTACCGGCATGCCACATGGCATTACCATTAGCTTGAATATTGGTTTTATTAAAATAAAAATTACTACGATCCGTGTAAATATGAGCATGACCAGTATTTGCAGGACCTATTTGAATATATCCATATGCTGTTGTATTTCTTATCCAAGCACCAGATGTTGCAGGTCCAGTATCGCTAGGAACATTAACATTTCCACCAGTGGTCATGGTCCCTGTAATACCTAAATTACCACCGGTTGTCAAATACATTTTTCTTGCACCGGAGGCATTACTACCATACATCCAAACAAATGGATAACCGCCTACACCCGTTGAATACTCACTGGTGCCGTCTGTTCTAAATGCCATTTGACGGCTATTACCGTACAACTTTACATTAGCATTATCACCATTCTCTCTTAACCATGCATTATTAACATTATAGTTCGCACCATTAGTGATATAACCAGCGCCATTCGTCAGCTGATTGTTATTGGTTGGGATGGTCGGCGTACCTGTTAGCTGAGAATACGCCATAGTACCGTTTAATATAGAACCTCTTACCCATACGTTACCATCGCCTCTAATAATAAGATTAGAATCACCACTGAGGCCACCATCTTTGAAAGCAATATCCTCACCACCAGATGTAGCTATAATCAAATGTTGATCATTAGTGTCAGTAGCTTGTATATAACCTCGTACACTTCCTGCACTAGTTTCTAGATCTATATACTTACCAGCTTTTAAGCGTACATTTCCACTGTAGAAATCATGGCTAGTGGCCGTATAATTCATTGCACCGTAAGCACCTGCAGTCCTGCTATATGACAACAAATATCCTTCACCGGCTGACCAACCTATTTCTACAGCATAACCGCTCCGATCAGAAGAATTAGTATTCCACCATCCAGTCGCTCTAATTTGACCAGCAGCCTTAACATCACCTACAATATCAATATCGCCAGAAACTGTTGATGTAATATAGCCAGCGCCGTTCGTCAGCTGGTTGTTATTGGTTGGGATAGTAGGCTTATTTGATAAATTGTTATAATTCGAATAATATGAGCCATGTTGTCCATCTAACAAGTCAGCATCAAGTCCAGAACTAGCACCGTCGTTAGAGTCATCCCAAATTTTAACCCATCTACTCAAATTAGCATTATAAATGTTTAAACAATTATCACCAGCTTGATCGTATATTAATAAACCCTGTGCCGCAGTATACGTTGTTTTTTCGTTATTATAAAGTTGTATAGCCCCTAGTTGAACTAAACTATTATTAGCAGAAGTTGTGGTAATATAACCAGCACCATTCGTCAACTGATTGTTATTGGTTGGAATAGTAGGCTTACCAGTCAAATCAGCATATGCACCACTAAACAATGATGGCTTACCAGTCAAATCAGCATATGCACCACTAAAATTAGATGTGCCATAACCCGCTGAAGCATGATTACCCCAACCATGTGCTGTATCTGCTTTGGTGCCTTGCGCAGAAGTGGCATAATCAGTTGACGCAGTTGTCGCTGCAGTACCTAAACCTAAATTAGTACGTGCTGTCGCTGCATTGGCGAGATCAGACAGATTAGAAGATTTAGCTAGCTTAGTACCAATATTAGTTGCGGTTGTAGTTGCAAAATCGGGATCATCACCCAACGCCTCTGCTAATTCGTTTAATGTGTCAAGAGTAGATGGAGCAGAGTTTACAACACCGGCAACTTCAGCGTCTACATAATTCTTCATCGCAGTATTTGAAGATGCGATCGCAGTATTCATCTGTGCGGTATTAGAAAAATTAGTGTCTACATATGACTTGAGTGCAGTGTTTGATGATGCGATCGCAGTATTCATTTGAGCTGTGTTAGAATAATCTGCTATATCCGTATCAGTGACATAGCTACTCAGATCTAAACTTCTATTAATCCACTCAGAACCAGAACTGCTATAAACAAGATAATCACCATTTGAAAGAGATGTAAGATTGGTATCGGTTAGACCATCAACACTACTCACAAGCGAGAGTGTTTCGTTTTCCCAATTACCAGTATTTGCATTATATTGTAATACCTGATCAGAAACAACATTTGCAATAGAAATATCTGATAACGTGTTGATACCGGTATTACTGATCGTAGTTGAAATTTTAGTATCAGTTTCTTTAGATGTCAGAATATCTGTATTAGCAACAGTATTCGCTGCCCTACGAGTATTAATTTCTTTCGCTGTCTTATTCGTATTTTGAACAAGACGCTTTGAAATATTATCAAAAAGGAAACTACGTGTACGTCTTGCCATTAGGGAATAACCTCGATTGTATTGACAACTGCTGTCCAGTTAACTGTTTTACTCGTTGCTCCAGTGCAATATATATTGAGTGTATCATTTGTGTCATCAGCTCGTATATCAACCGACCAATTTAAATCATCAGCGGCAACCGCAATCTCGTAAATATCTCCAACGTCGTCTGTTGTACCGTTATGATTATCGGCGCAACCTTTTAAATGCCATGATGCACTTTCTCCATTTGAACATGCAACAATCGAAGCCTCAAAGAAAAGAGTAGAATTGGCCGTCACTGGAACACGACCAGTAGAACTGTGGATCAGATAAATTTCTGTCTCTGTACCATTCGTTGTTTGACCATGAGCCACGTAGCGATTCATCTGGTAACTGTCAGTACCATGTACAAACGAATTGGCAACCGCGACGTTAGTCAGATTAACATCGTTACCAAATGAGTTGCCTGTGAGTTTAGTGATTGCCACTGTTTATTCCTATGCTGTGTTTGCTTCGGGTGGAATAGGAGGTACAAAAGTTTCTTCTTCGTCTTGAGGAATATTATTTCCAGTTGCTTCCCATTCACTACCGTTGAATTGGAATTCATAATTTTGTAACCATGCTATATCTCCAGTATTTGCTTCTGGAAAAATAAACGTATTCATCTGTATTGTTAAATCATCTATATTCGACATAATTAATAATATCCTGTAGCCGAAGAATGCTGCGCGGTAGCTGTTACTCTTCTTTCTCTAAAATCATAACCGCCCCATTGATCCCAATCTATAATAATTTGGCAATATGCTGCTAGCATATATGCTACCAAAACAACGTAACCGTCACTCGAAACATACGAACTCTGCGTTATACTCCATCCTGTGTCGTTGTGCACAGTTTGATTGGGTAAAGAACCATTCCAATTGTGCCAACCAACCATGCCGCTACCAACTGCATTTGACCCAGTGTAACAATATCCTCTATATCTAAAGAGAGACATTGTATATTCAGTATTACCAGTCGGCGAGCCACCGGCCCATAAGTTGGTTTTCATATGTAAATATGAAGCTGAATTACTATATGGGCCTGAATAAGTAAACCATCCTAAAATACATCTTGGTTCAGAACTCGAATGCGATCCTTGTGTCCTGCCATGTATTAATGGGCCGAATGTTTGTGTAACAACTCCTGAACTTGTTACGCCAGTTTTTACACTATTTGTTCCAACTGCAAAATGTCCTGTTCCGTCCCCACCTATAAAAGATGTAGTGTTTGAAGTACCTCTAATTGCAACTGGTGTTGAAAGACCAGGATAACTAGAGTTATATTCATTACTGGTAAAAGTTCCTACGTATAGATTATTTTTAAAAAAACCATATGGATTAGTACCATCAGAAAGTAACATATTAATTGATTTAACGCCACTAGAACTGTTACGATGCCCGAAAGCCCAAAAATAACCACTTCCATCTGACTCCCACGAATCCACTCTGTAATAAGGATATTGCACAGGCATTTGGTCGGAGCCAATCCATATTGATGAATAATTACCGTCATCGGTTAATTTAAATCCTCCAGCTGAAGTCACATCAAGTAATTTAGAAGGTGCTGCGGTGCCAATTCCTACACTACCGTCACTTTTAATTGTGAATCGTGTAGCATCAGAGCCCCCGCTCGGATGACAATTAATATACATGTGCCCATCATTATAAGAATAGAATGTCCAACTTGATGCACCAGTATTATTTAATTCTAAATGTTCTGTATTTCCAGCAAACGAGGTTCTTATAGGTTTATAAGAAGTAAAACCTGAACTATTATGAAATTGAGCTACTTGTGTAGGAGTAAATGCACCGTCGTATGTTAATGATTGCGCTGCATCTGCAAATAAGTTAATAACACCATATGACAATTCCATTGCTGAGGGTGCCCATGTACCTGTATATGCCCCCAAATAACCGTTATTTGTTGTTTGTGAACCTTTTAAAGCTTGACCAAAAGTTAAACGCCCTCCATTTCGCGAAGTCCATATATTACCAAGCGATCGAGTAGAACTGCTATGCCAACTAATTTGTGTACTACCTGAAGAGTCTGCGCCCAAATCTAATGTACTGCGCGGAGACCTAGTACCAATACCCAAATTGCCAGAAGAGGTCAACGCTAATCGATATTGTGATGTTGGTGCATCAGCATAAAATTCTAATCCATTAGATGTAGAACCCATTTGCCAACTGCCATTTGTATCGGCAAGTTGAATCCAACCGCCACTAGAACCGCTTGCAAATCTAGATATAATACCAGAAGTTGGAACAAGTCTATAGACTTCTAAAGGATATGAGGGAGACTGATCACCAATCCCCACGTTGCCGTCATTGCGAACTGTAAAAAGCTCGGTTGTATTATTATGTACACTAAATATCGATACGTCTGCAACGCCAGTGCCTCTACCAGTCGCCTGTACTTTTAACGCTACACCTTCAGTTACGTTCGGTCCGCTATTGTTTATATAAACAGTGGGAGTCGAGCCCGTGTCTTTGTTAACGGTTAAAATACTAGAAGGACTCGAATTTCCAATACCAACTCTACCAACGCTATCGATAACAATATTATGATCTGTATGATTCGTCCAAAAATGCATACGATCGTTAGCATGTCTATATTCGATAATTCCTTGATACGTGGCTGATCCAGTATTTGAATCGGCAAAATATAAACTTGTTCTTGCTGTGTTATCTGTAGTTGCAATAGTAATTCCAGCATTCGAATCATCTTCAACAACTAAATTATCTGCGTAGCTATTGTAAGCACTAGTCGTACCAATTTGTACTCTGCCGGCACTATCGATACGCATACGTTCTGAGCCGTTTGTATGCGCATGAAGGAAATTGCTAGTTTTGTTACCTCCCCAGAGATTTCCACCATAACCCGTTGTATCGCCTATAGACCAATAAGCCGTATCTGTATACAAATAAGCATCTATAGACCCGCTATGTCCAGAAAACCTAACTGGATTAAAACTAGAAGCAATTGCTTGTATATCTAGGGTATAAGATGGAGTAATGCCAATACCAACTCTTCCTTCTTCGTCGATCCGCATCCGTTCATTAGAAACGCCTGTACTATCAGTATGGAAAGTTAAATAAGTGTTTGCTGATGTTCCGATCGCTGTGTGAGTGCTAGCGCTATATGCAAAGAAATCCCAATCATTTGTGCCGCTATCGCGACCCATCAATAATTGTCCACCAGTGGTACTTCTGATATTCAGCGTACTATAATTGTTCGATAAAAATGGATCAAAACCCATGCCCACATTATTAGCTACAAAGTTAGCGAGGGTAAATGTATTAGCTGATCTGTCGATAGTAGAAGGAGGCGTGGCAGTGTCGAATGCATCTTCTTCGTAACCATTAAACAAATAATAGTATTCGTTGCTGGCGTCTCTGAAGAATCCTGTGTGAAGTGCAGTAGTCCCACCATCATTTGAATAGTGACCTACAAAACCGATATCGATTGTGTCTGAAATCTCGTTATTAGTAGCGAGCTGAATGAGCGAGTCTTCAACTTTTAATTCGTTAGCGGCAATGGTAGTTGTATTACCATTGACGATAAAGTCGCCGCCAATTGTCAAGTCATTTACAATAGTGACATCATCGGGCAATCGAGCGAGAGGAATTGTACCTGTTGTGAGCTCGCTAGCATTAAGACTCGTGACTAAAGCGCCGTTACCTGTCATCACTCCAGTTGTGACAACATTACCCATTGAAATATGAGTAGCATTAGCAGTAATCGAATGATCACCAAGTTCGATAGATGAACCTGAAAGATAGATGTCTCTGAACCGTAGGTCAGACGTACCTAGATCGTATGTTACGTTTGCTGTTGGTACAAGATGACCATCAGTCGTAATCGTCAATACTTTCTGAGTAGCTTTATCTTCAATACCAGGTGATTCTGCAGAAGAGAATGTACGACCGATATGTAGGATATAACAGTCATCAGTTGATTCGAGATTTGCTGTGAAGGTAATCGTATTGCCTGTTGCAGTGTATGCAACACCTGGTTCTTGCCGCACATCATTAACAAAGACAGCGAGATCATTTGCATCGCTAACACCTTTATTTAGAGTATAGCTAACAGAGCCATCACCAGCCACCGACTGTTTAGCTACGCTAGAAAATTCCTGTGTTGGTGTAACTCCGAGATAAGCCACTGACTATCCTTCTTTTTGTTTTATTTATGCAGTGTTTGCTGACGCTATACTAGCTTCGTATGCTGCAATAACTTCGTCTGTATGTACTATTGCACAAATTGCTTGTACTTCAGCTGATTGGCTTGATGTGTCCATACCGGGATGCACCACGTGTCTATGAAATGTACGACTAATTTCTACGCCATCTCGTTCAATTACAGTAGCTGTACGAACTTGTACATTTTTTAAAGCTCCTATAATTTCAATTTTATCTTCTTCGATTCTTTCTGTTAATGCCATTGTTTATTCCTATGAATCTGTAAAATATGTAAACATACCACGTATTTGTTTTCCAGCAGCTAATCCATATTGAGTTTGGCCAATTCTTAAATTCCATACGTTAGCAGCTTGAACTAAAATTCCTATCGTTTCACCTGAAACATGTGTTTGATAACCAACAACTCCTCCTGATTCTCCATTTGGAGTAAACGGTAAACCAGTTATATCTCCGCTACAAGTAGTAGCGGCAGATAAATAAAATCGGCATGTCACTTGTCTGCCAATTTTTGTATATGTAGCACTATTAACGGTCACTGTACCCGAAATACTGAACGCTGGAGTGAATGTCCCTTCCTCGTAATCATCTAGCTCATTGGCGGCGGCTGTATTATTATTAAATTTAATACCACCTTTAATTATAAGATCTCCAGCAGTCTCAAGGCGCATTGAAGAAGTCGAAAAATTTGTTCCATTAAACCAATACCATTCCATTGCATCTTGCGAACTGCCAGTATTTGGTCCTCTATAACTTTGATGCCAGAATCTCATACTATTAGTATTATCACCATCCG